ACATGAGGTTGAAGGTAGGCGGGGCAACGGGCCTACCACCGGCGAGAGGACAGGGAACGAGAGGATGACTGTGATGGGTGAGTGGGAAGAGTTGGAGGGGGAACTGGCTGGGGAAGGGGAAGCCCGCCCGCCGGTTGGCGCGATCCGACCCACGAAGCTGCGGTACACGCACGAAGCGGTCATTGATATGATTATTGCGGAGCCGGGAGTGAGCCAAGGGAAGTTGGCGGCGATGTTCGGGTACACGCAAGGCTGGCTCTCCACCGTAATGGGGAGTGATGCGTTTAAGGCGAAGCTGGCGGAACGTCGGGCGGAGGTGGTGGACCCGGTGCTGCAGATGTCGCTGAATGAGCGGTTTTCAAGTATGGTTGAGAAGAGCCTGGAGGTGCTGCAGGAGAAGTTGAGCCAGCCCGCGCTGCAGGTGCCTGATCAGCTGGCCCTCCGGGCAGCGGAACTTGGGGCGAAGGCCCTCGGGCTTGGCGGGAATCAGACCGCGCAGGTTGTGGTGATGCAGCCGGATCACTTGGAAGGGTTGGCGGGGCGGTTGATGGCGCTGCAAGCGAAGGTGACGGGGGGCGAGCGGGGCGAGCGGGTGGTTGAGGGGGTCGTGATCGAGAACAGCGTCCACTCCTACCCGCCGGTGCAGGGAGAACTTGCACTGTGACCTCGGTTGCGCGGGTAAAGCTCTCGGCGGAGTTGATCGAAGCGTTTGCAGGAACGTTTCTCAGCCCGCTGTATGACAACCCGCAACCGACCCCGCAGCTTCATCGGGACTGCTGGGAGCTTTATTGCTCCGAGGCGGAACTGGCAGGGGTAGCCGCCCCGCGAGAGCACGCGAAGAGTACGGCCCTCACGCATGATTATGGTCTGGCCACGCTGCTGTTCCGGGCCCAAGATTACATCGTGATTGTGAGCGCGACGGAAGAACTGGCAATGGGCCACCTCGCAGACATCGCGAAAGAGCTCCGGGAGAACGACGACCTGATCCGGGAGTTCAAGCTCAAGCCACTGGTCACGGACTCGAAGTCGGATATCATTGTAGAGTTCGCTGATGGGCACCAGGCCCGCGTGGTGGCGAAGGGCGCTGGGCAGAAGATGCGCGGGATGAAGTGGAATGGGAAGCGGCCCGGCCTGATTATCTGTGATGACTTGGAAGAGGATGAGCAGGTAGAGAACTTCGATCGACGGAAGAAGTTTCGGAAGTGGTTCTATCGGGCCCTCTTGCCGTGTCGGAGGCGTGGGGGGCTGGTCCGAATGCACGGAACGATCTTGCATGAAGAGGCCCTCCTGGCCCGGCTGATGAAGGCTTCGACCTGGGTGACGCGGCTGTTCAAGGCGCATAAGGCGTTTGACGAGTTTGATGAGATTCTCTGGCCCGAGCAATTCCCAGAGAGCCGGTTGCGGAGTATCAGGCAGGCATTCATAGATGACGGCGACGCGGCAGGGTATAGCCAGGAATACCTGAATGACCCGTTTGATAACAGCGAGGCGTATCTTCGGAAAGACGACTTCCTCCCGATGCGCGAAGCGGATAAGCTGGCCGGGAAGGTCTACCAGATCGGGGTGGACTTCGCAGTGAGTAAGGCAGACCGGGCAAACCGAACGAGCTTTACTGTCGGCGGGCGCAAGCTGGACGGGAAGATCTGCATTGTGGACCAGCATGTTGGACGCTGGGACCCGACGGAGTGGATCGAGAAGATGTTTGAGCTGGACGAGAAGTGGTCGCCTGAGCAATTCACGGTCGAAGGTGGCGTGATCTGGAAGGCTCTTGAGAATACAATTTACCAAGAGATGCGCGCGCGAGATCGCTACCTGAGCTTCCACATGATTAACCCAGTGAAAGATAAGGCGACCCGAGGGAAGCCCTATCAAAAGCGCCATCGGGCCGGCGGAATCTTGTTTGATAAAGAGGCTGAATGGTATCCTGCGTATGAGGCGGAGAATCTGAGGTTCACCGGAACCAGTGATGCCGCAGCAGACGATCAGTTCGATTCCACTGCGATCCTGGTAAAGGGCTTCGAGTATTCGACTGACGTAGACGAAGAAGATTTCATGGATGATGACGAACTAGAAATTCGTTACCACGACCCAAGGGCTGAGCAAGGTCGCTCTGCCGTCACCGGATACTAAAATGATACTTGAAGCGCGGCTGAATCTGAAGGAAGTTGTCAAGAGTGACAATGTAGGAAAGCTGCTTTCCGCAGGCGACCGGATGAAAATCGCGCAGGCCGTGCAGGAAGAGTACCAAATGGACTTGTCAGCCCGCGCTCCGTGGGAAGAGAAGATGAAGACGGCGCTAGATCTGGCCCTTCAGGTCTCGCAGGAGAAGAGCTTCCCTTGGGCGGGCGCAGCGAACGTGAAGTTCCCGCTGATCACCGTTGCGGCCTTGCAATTTCACGCTCGCGCCTACCCAGCGATGGTTCCGGGGCCGGATCTGGTGAAGTGCCAGACCTTCGGGAGCGATCCTGACGGTCGGAAGGCCTCCCGCGCAGCCCGTGTGGGCGCACACATGAGCTACCAGGTGCTGGAAGAGGACGAAGCCTGGGAAGATAATCACGATCGCGTGCTGATTACGGTGCCAATCATCGGTTGCGCGTTCAAGAAGACATACTTTGACCCCGCCCTTCTGCATAATGTGAGCGAAAACGTGCTGGCGAAGGACATTGTGATTCCGTACTTTACGAAGAGTATGGAAACCGCGAGTCGAATCACCCATGTGCTGGAGGTTAGCCATAACTTCGTACTTGGGCAGGAGCGGCAAGAGCTGTATTGTGAGTATGCGCCTGGCGGTCCGCCGGTCTACAACGGATTTCAGACTGTTCTCGATGAGGCTCGCTCGGAAGCGCAGGGCGTGACCCCCTCCCCCGACGACCCGGATACTCCCTACTTCCTTCTTGAGCAGCATCGTTGGCTGGATCTTGATGGTGACGGTTTCGCAGAGCCTTACATCGTCACCGTGCGCCGGGATGTTCCACACCTCTGCCGGATTGTCGCCCGCTTTACAAGCCAGAGCGTCAAACGGAACTCGACTGGCGATGTTTTCCAGATTCGCGCAACGAATTATTTCACCAAGTACCCTTTCATCCCATCGCCAGACGGCGGAATCTACGACCTCGGCTTCGGAATTTTGCTGGGCCCCCTGAACGAATCTATCAACTCGCTGGTCAACCAACTCCTGGATGCAGGAACCCTCTCCAATACAGCCGGGGGATTTCTTGGTCGCGGGGCGAAGATTCGTTCTGGGGAGACCAGCTTCCGGCCCTTCGAGTGGAAGCGCGTGGATTCGACCGGGGACGACCTGAGGAAGAACGTCGTTCCGCTGGATACGAAGGCCCCGAGCCAGGTCCTTTTCTCCCTGCTGCAACTCCTGATTAACTACGGAGAGCGCGTGGCGGGCGCGACTGATCCGCAGGTTGGCGAAAATCCTGGGCAGAATACACCAGCCGAAACCTCCCGGAACATGATCGCTGAAGGCCAGCGCGTGTTCATCGGGATTTACAAGCGACTGCACAGAGCAATGAAGGAGGAGTTCCGCAAACTTTACCTGCTGAACCAGGTCTATCTCGACGACGCAGTCGAGTATTATGCAGTGGCCTCCTCCACCCCCGCGAAGATCCTGAGGGAAGACTACTACCCGACGGAGAAGAGTGTCTGCCCGGCAGCCGATCCGAACATGGTTTCGGATACGCAGAAGGTGCAGCAAGCTCAGTTCCTCAAGGCGGCAGCTGCGAACACTCCAGGCTACGACTCCGCGGCTGTCGAGCGCCGATACCTGCGCGCCCTTCAGATCACGGACATTGAGAGTGTGTATCCAGGCCCGGACAAGGTTCCGGCTCCGGTTCCGCTGCAACTCCAGATTGCCCAGATCAAGGCCCAGACTCAGGCCACAAAAGACAGCATGACCATGAAGATGGCTGCTATGGAACTCCTTGGTGAGGTTGAACTCAACCAGGCGAAGGTTCAAGAACTCCGTGCGAAGAGTATTGCGCTCTTGGCCGAGGCTGACAGTGTGAAGAGTGGGCACGCCATCGCCCTACTCAACGCACAGATAGGTGCTGCCAAAGCTCACCAAGACGGTTTGCTGCGGTCGGCTAAGATAATCCTTGATGGCATCAAGATGAACCAGGAGATAGGAAATGGAAGTAAAGAAGCAAGAGATCTCGCAGGAGGAATTCAACAGTTGGTTAGCCCACCCAGTGACCCAGGCGCTACGGGAGAGCTTCCGGCTCCGGGCGCAGGAGATCCAAGTGGAATGGCTTAACGGTTCCTTCACCGGTGGTTCGGCAGACGAGACCATCCAGATGAACTCCGAGGCGATCGGGCGCGCAAGGGCCTATGCCCTGGTGTCGGAACTCGAACTGATGGATCTGGAAGGACTCGGATCATGAGCGCTGGTATCAGACCTGTAGGGCATGTTGTGTTGGTTCTCCCCCTTGAGGTTGAAGAGGTCTCAAAAGGTGGAATCATCATGGCTACGGCGAGCCAGAATCGTCGCGAAGAGATGGGGCAAACGGAGGCAACAGTCATTGCGCTTGGCAACACTGCGTATGCTGACCAAAGAGAGCCTTGGTGTGCAGTCGGTGATGCAGTCGTGTTCGCACGGTATGCTGGCACCGAGAGAAAAGGGGCGGATGGGAAGACCTACCGCTTGATCAACGACCTTGATGTTAAGGGCGTGCTTGAAGGAGTCCAGTCATGAACCGTATGCCAAACCTTTACTTGAACGAAATCTCGGAAGGGGGTGATCCTGGATCTAGCGGCGGCCCCGATCCCGCAGTCATCGCAGCTGAGAAAGAAGCACGACTGTTCGGTTGGCGTCCTGCCGATGAATTCGATGGCCCAGTTGAGCGTTGGAAACCAGCAGACGAGTTCCTTGAAGAGGGAAAGCGGATCAACGGATTCCTGCGGAAAGACCTGGATAAGCTGCGGAATGAGCTGACTAAGAGGGATAATACCCTCCTGGAAATGCAGCAGACGATCCAGCAATTTGCACAGTTTCACCAAGAAACCGAGGCGCGGGCTTTTGAGCGCGCTAAGAAAGAGTTAAAGGACGCGCGGAAAGCCGCCCTGCGGGAAAATGATGGGGACCTAGTGGTTGAGATCGAGGAACGTCTGGAGAAGCTTGGGGATGCCCCGCCGCAGATTCAGTTGAAGCCCGGCTCCGCGCCCGCCCCGCAACAGCCAGATCCCACCTGGACTCAGTGGGTTTCCGAGAATTCTTGGTTCACCGAGAACACGAAGCTTCGGGCTATTACCAATGGCTACGGAGATATCGTGCGGGCGGAGCAACCTGCCCTGGTAGGCCTCCCATTCCTGGAAGAAGTGAAGCGTCGTGTGCAAGAGGACTTTCCGGAGCACTTCCGTAGTGAGGGGAGTCGGAGACCTGCTGCAGTTGGGAATAGTGGCGACCACAGACAAGGCGTTGGGAAGAGAACTTACGCCGATCTGCCGCCTGATGCAAAAGCCGCTTGCGACAAGTTCGTGAAGCAGAAACTCATCCCCTCCCGCGATGCCTACGTTCGCGACTACTTCGGAGAACAAGCATGACCCAAGAGAATACGACAACCCCCCTGACTCGCACCCAGGCAGATCGACCGAAGCGTGAATCTCGAGTTCCCTTCGGCGTCGCCAGGACCAAGCTTGAAGTACCGATGACGATGGAAGGCTATCACCTCCATTGGGTCAACGACTCGGCTGGACGCATTCAGGAGGCGCAACGAGGTGGGTATACCTTCGTCGAGCCTAAGGAGGTTCAAGCTGCCGATACCGGCACCCAAGTCAAGCGCCTTGTCGGGCGGAATGAAGATGGCTCTGCCATGTACGCTTATCTCATGAAGATTGAGCGGGAGTTCTACGACGAGGATCAGCAAGCAATTCAAAGTGAGGTTGACCAGTTCGATCGTGCTATCAAGCGTGGAACGCTGGAAGAAGTTTCCGGCGACAAGCGTTATAGCGACATCAAAATCACGAAATCCTGAAGGAGTTTTAAATGGCAAATACTTCCGCTCCCTTCGGCCTGCGCCCCGTGCGTAGCCTGAATGGCGCCCCTTGGAATGGTGCAGCTACCATGTACTACATTCCGTCGACAGACACCAATGCTTACTTCGTTGGGGATGTTGTTGCTTCCCTGGCTGGTGGCGATGTTGTCTCCGGGGCTTCCTCTGTTGTTCTCGTCGGTACGCGTAATGCGGCCACGACTTCCGGCTCCTCCCGCGGCGTCATCGTAGGTATCGGTACGAATGCTGGCAATGCTGGCTCGTCTAGCCCGCTCGGCGCTGATCCAGATGCCCTCGGCACCATCTCCATCCCGGCCACGAAGACGAAGGCTTACTTCGTGTGGGTTGCTGATGATCCGACCACGGTGTTCGAAGCGCAAGCTGATACCATCGCAGCAACGGCGTTCAACAAGAACTGCCCGCTGTTCGTGGCTTCCGCTCCGGCTGTCCCGGCCTTCAACTCCGCGAGCTACGCTCAAGGTTCCGCCGCCAACACGACCCAGGCTCTCCCGCTGAAGATCGTCGGCGCACCGTGCCGCCCGGACAACGACCTGACCTCCCCCGGCACCTATGCCAAGGTCTACGTCATCTTCAACCAACACGAGCTTGGCGGTCCTAACACCGCTGGCGTTTAAGGAGTAGATCATGGCTGGCGTCATTATGACAAGCAACCATCCCAAGGCACTGTGGCCTGGGGTGAAAGGTTTCTGGGGTCGTACCTACAACGACCACGTGACCGAGTACACGGACCTGTTCGACGTGGAAACGTCCGAGCAGGCTTATGAAGAGTTTGTGCAGATCACGGGCTTCGGTCTTGCTCCGGTCAAGCCGCAAGGCAAGGCAGCGGAGTATGATTCCGAGACCCAGGGTCCGACGACTCGTTTCGTCCACCTGGCTTACGCCCTCGGCTACATCGTCACGCACGAAGAGCTGAAGGACAACCTCTACATGGAGGTCAGCAAGACCCGCGCCACCAGCAACGCTCGTGCCTTCCGCCAGACGAAGGAACGCGTGTGCGCGAACATCTACAACCGTGCCTTCAGCGGTTCGTACCTGGGTGCAGATGGTGTGGCCCTGTGTTCGACCGCCCATCCGAATACCTCGGGCGGTACGTTCTCCAACAAGCTGACCGTGGATGCCGACCTGAGCGAAGCTGCTCTGGAAGACATGCTGATCCAGATCATGCAAGCCACCGACGATCGCGGTCTGCTGATCAACCTGATGCCGAAGAGCCTGCACGTGGCCCCGGCGAATTGGTTCAACGCCAATCGTATCCTGAAGTCGGCGCTCCAGCCTGGCAACGCAAACAACGACATTAACGTGTTGAATGCTACCAGCGCCATTCCAGGCGGCGTGAAGCTGAATCACTACTTCACCGCCCCACAAGCCTGGTTCGTTCGTACCAACGTCGAGTCGGGCAAGGGCATGCTGTTCCTGGAACGCGAGGGCATCTCGTTCGATCAGGACAATGACTTCGATACGAAGAACGCCAAGGCTCTGGGCTATGAGCGTTACTCGGTCGGGTTCGTTGACCCGCGCGCTGTGTACGGATCGAATGGTCCGTAAGTAGTAGATGGGGTAGTGTGTTCGCATTACCCCATTGTACCATGTTCATGGAGGGAATACAGTATGGCTGCAATTCCAAAACCCCGCAAGCGCGGCAAGACTCCGGTGAAGGCCCCCGCCAAGCCGAGAAAGCCTTGCTGAAGTAATCTTGTTCTATACCCTTACGAGGTCAGCCTCGTTAACTGTTTAACGTAAGGAGTTTCAAAATGGGCAATCCCACTCGTTTCCCCGCTGGTGTCACCAACAACCGCGCCGGCAGTATCATGGGCAATCTCGTTGTCCCTGATCGTAACAATCTCGCAATTTATCAAAATGATTTCTTCCAGTATGCCGCAGGTGATTGGACGGTAGTTGCAGGTGGTGCTGGCTCCGGCTCGGCTCTGTCGACTTCGATTCTCGGCGGAGCACTGGCTCTAACCTGGGCAACCTCCGGCACGCAATCGAATACCCTGTCCGGCGGAGCCTTCAGCTTCAAGCCGGCGACCTCCCTCGGTAACGGTCTGCAGTTCTGGTTCGAGGCTGGCCTGGTCCTTCCGGCAGATACCTCCGCCCCGAACTACGTGATCGGTGCAATTAAGGGTGCGCCGACTGCCCCGACCGATGGTGTGTATTTCACGAAGGCCGCGGCAGGCACCGCATGGCAGATCAACATCAAGTCTGCCGCAACAGGCCATACCACCACGGTTACGCTTCCCTCTCCTGCAGTTGCGGTCAACAGTGCGCGAACTTCCGTTGGTTTCTACTACGACGGTCGTGGCAATCCAACTCTCTATGTCTACTACGGTGGTGTGTGCGTCGGCTCGTTCGGTGCCGCAGGTACGCTCGGAACCTTGGCCAACCTTCCGTTGGGCACCATTCAGCTCAATCCGACGATGGCGATCGGGACTGCTGCGGGTCCGTTGAACGTCGACTATCTGACTTGCGCTTGCGAAATCGCCAGCCGCGTCTAACGTAACTGAGGGGGTTTCGGCCCCCTATTAAGGAGCTATAAATGCGCCCCATCGTAGTATCAAAAACAGGTACTGGATCGTCGCCGTGGATTCCCCTGGACTATGCACAATCATATTTCTCCGTTGGCCTTGGATTGGTGATCAGCGGGACACTTTCTACTGACGTCGAGCATACGTTCGATAACATCCAGGACCCCGCGGTCACCCCCGTTGCCTTCAAGCATACTGTGCTCGTCAACAAGACGGCCAATGCGGATAGTAATTACTCTTCCCCAGTTCGGGCAATTCGTATTACGAACAACTCCGGATCTGGTACGGCCACTCTCACTATCATCCAAGGTGGTGCATGATGGATATGAAATCGGTTGAGCAGTTTCTGGATATCATCACAAATCCGGACAAGTTTAAGGAAGCCGTGGGGGTCATGAAGGACGAGCAAGCTCGCTTGGATGTCATGATCGCAGCCGTGGGTAAGATCGGCGATATCCAGAAGCTTCACACGAAGGCCGAGAAAGCCCTGACAGCGGCTGAGGCGAAGGCAGAAGAAATTCTGACCGAAGCCCAGCGTGTTTCTGAGGGAAAGTTGTCTGAACTCAATGGGCGATTGGCGGAGGTGGCCGGGCGTGAAAGTGAACTGACTATTGCTAAATCCGAAGTCAGTACCCTGCGCAAGGAACTTAGCGAGAAGCTGAAGGATCTGGAAAAGCGTGAGTCGACGCTAGTCATCCGAGAAGCTGACGTTGCTGCGCGTACCGGGCATCTGGATCAGGCTGTCGCCGACTTCAATGCGCGAGCTGAAAAACTCAAGCAGGCAATAGGCCAGTAACATGAGCTCAGTATCCGAACAGTTCTCAGACCTTCAGTATCAAATCATCTGGGATCAGGCGAGTTCGACGTTAATCTATTTTGGGGAGTCGCAACCCGGTACAGCTACGTCCGCGCCTTCCTGGAGGATTCGCCGTTTGGATACCACCTCAGGAATAAACCTGAAATATGCTGATGGGGACACCAAGTTTGATAACATTTGGGATAACCGTGCCAGTCTCTCTTATTAAAGGAAATTGAAATGCCAACTGCATCTTACGTGAAAATCCCTGCGGCGAATGAAGACCTAGCCGAAAGTATTAACTCCGGAACTGATCAGTGGGCTGTTGCGCTCACAAATACGGTGCCCGGTTCGAAGACCTTTGTCTCTGGAACTACGGATCTGGCGACGAGTGGTGGTTACACAGCCGGCGGGAACAACGTCTCTACAACCAGTTCCAGTATGAACGGTTCGGACTTTGTTCTTGTTCTGGCCGACCCAGCTACTTGGACTGCCTCGGGGGGCGGATTCACCTTCCGGTATGCTTTGCTAGTGAACAAGACCGTGAACATCATCCCAGGATATTGGGATTACGGATCATCCCAGGTTGTGGCTTCCGGAGAAACCGTTGTGGTAGATCTTGACCAAACTGCGTCTGTCGGCGTATTTAAAATAACCTAAGGATATATCATGACTAATGAACAACTCCAAACCCTCGCCGCCGCGCTGCGTGCCGAAACCGATGCCGGCGTGGTCGCCGCGATGGCAATCCGCAATGATGTCTATCTGGCCGAATGGTGTAATGCCGCCTCGGCGGTCGACGCCTGGCAGCCGGCCATGACCAATCGCCTGCTGTTCGAGGCTGGCGATGTGACCAAGTTCGACGGCCTGTCTGCCGGAAAACGGGATTCGTGGAAGCTGCTGCTTGAGTTCGCGCCGATTGATTTTGCCCGAAACAAGATGCGCAAGGCTGTAACCGACATTTGGGGCAATACCGATTCCGTCGCTGTGCTGCAAGCCTGCACGCGCAAGGCAACGAATGCCGAGAAATACCTTGGTGGAAATTCGGCTACGGAAAACACCGTGACCGCGCTAAAACTCAAATGGACTGGCACGACTTCGTATTCCGAAATCGGCGAAATCCTGAACAGGTACTAAGCCATGCCGGCCAATTACACCGCGCGCGGAACCGCTGCAACCGTCCTGACGACAGAGCTTAATTCGCTGGCCGGTTCGGCAGTTTCGGCGCTTTCGGCGGCGCAGGATAATGACACCGCCGGCACCCGCGACCTGTACGCGCAGGCGGAAATCTACATCGCGGCGCAGGGCTCGAACCGGGCGGCAGGGGCTTATGTGGCGCTGTATCTTGTCCCTGAGCTTGACGGTACAAACTACGGCGCAACGACGGACGAATGCCTCGATAACTACTTCGTCGGATCGGCATCGCTGGATGATGGCGCATTGGCTGCCCGTTACCTCATTATCGACCGCGTGCGCCTGCCGGTCGGGGATTTCAAGGTTGCGCTCAAGAACGGCACCGGGCAGACACTGGCGAGCAGCGGGAATACTGTCAAGCTACGCACCTACACCGTCGAAGACGCGACCTGATTCATGGCGTCGAAGCTGACATTCATTGAGCAGGAATGGACGCGACAACCGCGCCAGCTAGTAAAGATTGACCCAAGGAATCCCCTGGGCCAGTTTGCTGCTGTATGTATCCCCGGCATTGGCGTTTTTGGCACGGCCAGCCCAGTCGCGCAATTTAAGGTTAATACATCCGTCAGTATCAATAAAACTGGCGCTATCTGGCATCAGTCAGGCACGTCAGCAAATGCTGGCGTGTCGCTTGGCAGTTCATCCGGTCTTAACCTTAGCGTATCAAGTGGCGTTATTGAGTGTATTGACTGGTCGACGGCATCAAATCAAATGCCGTTGTTTAGAACAGGAGTAGGCGGCTACAAAAGTGAGGATTTTTATATAGACCTGTTCAATCATAAGGTCAGGTTGATTAAAGCAAATGTCGTTGTAATATTGGAATCATCAAATTCTGTCTCGCCTGGCGGAGTGGCCAGGATTTCATGGTCATACAATGGAGCAACTGGCAGAACCAGTCTTGCTGTTAATGGCGTACTGACAACAGGAATATCTGCACAGACATTCGACCATTCAGGAAATGCTGTCGTATGTGGCTATGACGAGGTTTCGACTACTGGCACATTCCCATCAAATATATCGCTATTTGCAATCTCTCCAACAGAGTGTTTTGACAACGTCGCGCTTATTCGGCTTTCGTTAAACCCGTGGCAGATCTTCGAGCCTGAAGAAATCCCGCTGTTCAAGCCAGTCGCCATCGGCGCAACGCTGGCACAGACGGAATCAGCGGATACCGTTACTTCTGCGGCGAATGTTCAGCTTTCGGCAAGCCTGGCGGTTACTGAGTCCAATGATTCGCTGTCGTCTGCTGCAACGGTGGCGATTTTCGCGAGTCTGAGCGTTACGGAGTCATCGGATACCGTTACAGCATCGGCAACGATCATTGATGGTGTTAATGCTTCGCTGTCTGTTACTGAATCTGACGACACACTATCTGCATCATCATCCGTTCCACTGTCGGCCAGCCTTAGCTATACAGAATCAGCAGATAGCGCATCCGGTTCAGCATCGGTCACGATCAACGCCACGGCGACACTGACTGAAGCCGGCGATTCGATCTCTGGTGTTTCCGTTGTTGAAATCACGGCAACCGCATCGCTTACGGAATCGGCTGATTCGCTGTCGGCCTCGGCAACGCTGGTCGACGGCGTCAGTGCCTCGCTGAATGTTACGGAGTCGGCGGATACACTGGCCGCCGTCGCTAATGCGGCAATCGCTGCGGCATTTGCATCGTCTGAGGCTGGCGACGAACTATCAGCGCAGGCTGAGGTTGCGCTATCCGCTGCGCTGAATTCAGTAGAGTCTAGCGATACCGTTGTTTCGTCAGTCGGAATCTCCGTTACCTGTTCGGCGTCGCTGTC